ATATTGGAAAAGGCATCGAAGAGAAACTGGTAGAACTTCTCGTCCGCCAGGTTGTCGTTCTTTATTTTCCCGGCGGTTCCTTCGTAGTTCACGTTATACGGAGGATCGGTCACCACGAGGTTCGCTTTCCGTCCCTGCATGAGCATCTCGAAGGTTTCCGCTTTCGTGGAATCGCCGCAGACCAGCCTGTGCCGTCCGAGCGTCCACACATCTCCGCTCTTGGAGAAGGTGGGCTTTTCCAGTTCGGCGTCCACATCGAAATCATCCTCCTGAACATCGGCATCATCCTTGAACAGGTCGGACAGTTCCTTCTCGTCAAAGCCCGTGAGGGAGAGGTCGAACGCCTCCGCCTGCAGAGCTTCAATCTCCACGCGCAGAAGCTCCTCGTCCCATCCGGCATCCATCGCCATTCTGTTGTCGGCAATGATATACGCTTTCTTCTGCGCTTCCGTCAGATGGTCGGCAAAAACACACGGAACCTCCGTGATGCCTTCCTCCTTCGCCGCAAGAATACGACCGTGACCGGCGATAACGCCAAAGTCACGGTCGATGATGACGGGATTGATGAAGCCAAATTCCCGGAGGGAGGATCGCAGCTTGTTAATCTGTTTCGGGGAGTGGGTACGTGCGTTGTTCACATACGGCACCAGCTTTGTTATCGGAACGAGCTGCATTTCACTCGTTGTCTTCATATCGCTTCACCGCCTCCCTCAATTCTCTGTATTTGTCGGTATGCTCCCAGGTGGGATACCCGTTGCCGAAATGTCCGTAAGCCGAATACTCCGCAAAGGAGCAGTTTCTAAGGCAGAACTCGTTGATGATCGCCGCCGGACGCATATTGAACACATCGTTCACGGCTTTGGCAATTACCTCATCGCTGACCTTGCCCGTGCCGAAGGTATCGATCTGGACAGCCACGGGATCAGCCTTGCCGATGGCGTAGCTGATTGCGACCTGGCACTCGTCAGCCAGTTCAGCGAACACGATGTTCTTTGCGATACACCTCGCCATGTACGCGCCGGAGCGGTCGACCTTCGTTGGGTCCTTGCCGGAGAACGCGCCGCCGCCATGAGCGCCGAGTCCGCCGTAGGTATCAACCATCAGCTTCCTGCCCGTAAGTCCCGTGTCCGCCCTGGGACCGCCCTCCACGAATCTGCCGGAGGGATTGACGAGGATTTCGGTATCAGCGTCAAACGGGAATTTCGTGAACACGGGATGCAGCACCTCGGCGATAATTTCGCTCTTTAACACATCCATGTCTTTGTCCTTGTCGTGCTGAACGGATACCACGATGGTCTTTACACGCTTTGGCTTTCCGTCCTCATACTCCACGGTGACCTGCGCCTTGCCGTCCGGCTTGATGCCGTGGATAAGGTTGTCCTTCCTGACCGTGTCCAGTCTTTTACATATTTTGTGTGAAAGAAGGAGCGGCAGGGGAATGTACTCGTTCGTCTCGTTGGTGGCGTAACCGTAAACCGTACCCTGATCTCCCGCGCCGAGGTTGGCGTAGCAGGAGGTATCGCCGTTCCTTGCTTCGATGCTCATATCCACGCCGCCCGCGATGTCGCGGCTCTGCTTGCGGATGAACACATAGATGAGGAAGCCGAACGGATTGTACCCGGCTTTCTCCAATGCTCTGCGGACGGTGTAACGGATATCCACGGGCTTTGCACAGGTGATCTCACCCGCAACGATGATGCGCCGTCCCGCCGCCAAGACCTCGCAAGCTACGCGGGAGGACTTGTCTTTGTAAAGGCAGGCGTCCAATACGCTGTCGGCGATGAAGTCGCACAGCTTGTCGGGATGTCCTGCACACACGCTTTCCGCTGTCTTATAAGTTTTCATGTCCATATCTCCATTTCTTTTATTTTCTGTTCCTTGCGCGGAGCAGCCGCTCCATCAGATCGTCCTGCGGAGAAGAACCGTCATATTCCACGGAGCAGTTCTCTCGCACGATCTGGTAGATTTGGAACCAGTCCGCATTGACCTGTTTCTTGTAATCGCGGCTCATGGACACATAAGGCGATGCGATGGCGTTCCCCGTGGTAGGATGCTTGGCAAGATAGCCGAACTCGGATATAGCCTCCTCGCATTGAATCCACCGCGCCACGCTCATTGCATACTGCTCGATCAGCTGGTTGTTTACTAACATTTCACAGCCTCGCCGCTTGAGCCACAGCCACGTCTCTCTGAAAATCTCCTCGGCACACAGGTCGCTGCCGTTTTTCTGCTTTGCCTTGAGATAGTCCCTGACGGGAGGAACATCCTCGCCCTGGATATCCGCAGGCTCCGGCAGATCGTCCGGCATTACCAGCGTTCCCTTTGCCGTGCCGTCTTGTATCTTGTCCACGAGCGGTTTCCTTTTCGGACCCGTTCCCGGTCTGGGACCGCCCCTGTTGGTACCGTCTTTTGCCACATTCTCACCTCCGATCTGTACCCTCCGGGTTAATACCCCGTTTGAATACGAAAATTTGCACACGAAGCCCCAGGCCGCTGTCCGCATAAAGAACCCGTAGAGATTTTGACCGCCCCTCCCGGTCAGCTGCGAATCTGTCTGTCACCCATTTCAAGATGAATCTTGGTGTGGCAGGACTGACAGAGCGACATGAGGTTGCTCTCACGATGATCGCCGCCTTGGGAGATGGGGAGGATATGGTGTACCTCTTCCACGGGAGTCAACCGTCCTTCCTTAAGGCACCGCTTACACAGAGGAAGCGCAGCAGCATAACGGTCACGGATTCTCTTCCAGGCTCGGCCGTACTTCTTGTTCGTGTCGGGACTGCGTGTGTGTTTGTTGTACTGCTGTGCGGCAAGTCTCTGATGCTCTTCGCAATATTGACCGCCCTCGACAGCCAGCCTTGGACATCCGCTTGCAGCGCACCCGCGCCGTGGTCTCCTCGGCATACAGATCACCTCGCTTTCCGGACATAAGAAAAGCCCCGGAAGGATCGCTCCTCCGAGGCTCGTCTTACTCTACTTTGCTATTGTAATCATACCATAGGTCAAGTGTGCCATACTGTGCCAAACCGTGCCAACTTTCAATCCGGGACAGAAAAATTCTGAAGAGCCGACCCGTGTATGCGATGCACCGTGCGCAACGACACGTTCAGCATCCGGGAGATCTCCTCCCAAGTACAGTCATCAAGGTAGCGGTAACGGAGTACCAGCTGCTCGTCACGGCTTTCCAGTTTATCTATCGCCGTGTTGATTTCTTCCTTGAGCCGTACAAGGTATGCGATCTTTTCCTCCACGCTCCGCTGAATCTCGTCTATCTTTTCAAGACACCTGACGAAGGGAGCTTCTGTCGGACGGTTGGGACTATGCGGCATTCCATCAAACCTCATGCCTGAGACGCTGCTCGATAATTCTTTCCAGTAGTCAATCTCACGCAGGCGGCAGTTGATGAGTGCGTCCAGGTGCCGCGCCTGGTTCAGATATTCTTTTGCGGTCATGCGTCCACCTCCATTTGCAGGGAGCGGATCAGCATCTCGCCATCAACACTCGTAAGTACCGAGAACCACCCGGAACGGAAGAATCTCTCGATTTCGTCCTTGTCCGCCATCGCCGTCCTGTTCCTCGGATTCGCCTTGAGACTCTTCAGAGCCATGCGATAATCCTTCGCAGCCTGCAGGATGATGGCGTTCGCCAGGTTCTCGTAGTTTGTGATGTCGCTCATGTGCGATACCTCCCTTTGTCGGAAATAGGCATCGTTGCAATGGAGCGATGTATCTTTGTATCAGTGCAGGGAGCCGTTTACCACGGTTCGCACCTCATCCACCGAGCGTACCACCAAGGCAGTGCCGCCGGCCGCGAGGATTTTACGGATTGTCGCTTCCTGGAGCTTCGTAGGCTTGCCGCTATCGGTCTTTACCTCAAATCCGAAGAAGTGTCCTCCAATGCAGGCAATGATATCGGGAATGCCCGCCGTCCCGTACATACCGCCGTGTTCTTTCCAACAGAAGCACCCCGGCACGGTCTTAAGGTACTTCATGATCGCTTTTACAATGTCCGCTTCTTTCATCTGTTCCTAAAACCTCCGTATTTTCAAC